ATATAATGTATTTAGAAATTACTGCCAGTCTCTGGGTGCCATGAAGTTCGCTAGACTGAATTCCAGCCGGTCAACCAGCTTCACCATACGTCCTGCGTGAGATACCGCAACGAACCCTTCAGGGCCCGTCACACGGAAGCCGTCGGCTGTGGGGATGAATGTCTCTACACGAGCGGCCTGCGCAAGTTTCCGAATGAGCATGAGCTTCGCCGCCGTGATCGCCCCATGTAGTTCGAACCATTGCGCCATCTCGCGTCGATTGGTCCGCACCGCGTCAAGCATGACGGTGAATGTCGCGGCGACACGTTCCTTCCCATCGTCGCTCGACCGTTTTGCCATCTCCTTCTTCTGACGTTCGGCGAGGAAAAGCGAGAGGTCGTTGACTGTCTGTCTTGGTGATTTTGCCCGTCCGCCACGAACTTGCTGATTCAAGAATATGTTCATGAGGGTATGCAACGGCTCAGCTTCGAACGTGGTGTAGATCAACGCCGGTATCTTCTGCGCTAATGTGCCAACCCGCGACAACAGCAGAGAGAACTCCCCATCCTCTTCATTAGTAAAGGATACATTGCCAGACACATCATCGTACGAGGCATCCAGTGATGTGACACGGCTCGTCTTCTTCAACGTAGAGAACACCCCCGGCGTAATGGGCGCAGCCCGAAGGCGTGCCATTGTGCCCGATCCTGAATACATCGTATGAATGACAATGCCAAGTGCCGCTCGGTCGATGCTCTGCCCTAGGGCACTATCCACACCGACAGCGTAAAGGATGGTATTCGGGCGGAATGTCAGATAGTCCTTGCCTTGGATGGACCGTGCTTTGACGCCACGTGCGCCACTGAAGAGTAAGTCACCCTGTAGCACTCGGGTAGGGCGGAGCAGGGCTAGCTCACTCAGACAGTCGTGTAGCACCCCACCGACACCTCCAGAGCCATATATCTCAGCGATCTGTGCGTGAGACTTCATCAGCTTTGGTGTTTTGCTGAACGCGGACTTGGTAGCGACGAAGAATTTGCCATCTGCCGGGTCTGGTCCGAAGACCACACTTGGCGCACCATCCCATTTGGTGGTCACGTGCAGGGCTTTCGAGACACCACCACCAATGAGCATATGCCGAAACTGCCGCAATACCTCAATCGCCCGTTGCATCCCTGCGACGCCATCGTCAAGCATGAGGTCTTCCAAATGTTGTAAATGCCGTAGCTTCCCGTCGCTGCCTTCGTTGAGGTGTGTGAGAAAAGATTTCATTGTATCGGCCCCAATTGCAGCGTCCGGTAGATGTCTCGTTGTGTGTCCATAATACGATACCACCCTTGAATTTTCTTGCGCAGCAATAACATTGCCGGATGCTTCGGTGTCTCGCCAAAGGCGAAGGCAAACAACGGATAGGTGGCGTTGATTAGTTCGTGATTAAATTTTTTCATCTGCGCGAATGCTTCCCGATATCGCAATGTGGGAAACCAGATTATCATCTCCAACGCGATATCATGCGCATACGCTTCGATCTCATCAAAATCCCCAAGATATACCTGTTGATCCCACAGGTCTTCATCATCTGCCGTCGGTATAAATTTCTGCGAGGAGGCGGCGTCAGGGCGATGGTTGTTCTGGTGACGATGCGCCAATTCATGCATGAGGTATGACCAAAAATAGAAGTGTCGCCGCTGCCAGTCCGCCGCATTAACTCCACAACGATGCCCCTGCGGATGGACATGCCACTCAAGATGTATATCAACGTACCGTCGCGGCCGCGTCTTGGTGCGCGTCGGCCACCACTGGGCGGTTAGTTGCAAACCGCTAGCGTCGACCTCTGTATCTTCCACCAACACATTGATCACCTTGAATGGTAACGTGACCTCATTCAGCCGATTCAGGAATGGCGTAATGGACATGGTTTGTCCCCCGTATCGTTGCTGCGACCCTGGGGACAAAACGCTTTCCACGGCTTCACGCATTATCAATGCGTCGTCGGTAATCTTTTTGTGGAGCGCAAGTAGTTGCACAAACGACCCCTCCCCATATATTTAGGGAGAACCCGTCTCATCCAGGCCGCCTGAGCGTAATGGGGCAAGTGGTCGTCGTGGCATACGAGACGCGCCACTAAACATTGAATTGAAGGGCGCCGCCGAGTCGGCAGCCGTACCGAGCGAGATACCGTGGACTGCGGTTGCGCTAGGATTGTACAACATCATCCGCGAGGTATCGATGCCGAGCAGAAACTTCTCAAACGAATTGCGTTTGCCATACCGATTCTTCAATGTGTACACTTGAATCTGATTGCTTTGTTCTAGTTCCTCCGTTGTGGTCAAGGCGACAATGAAGTCTGCGGTCTGCGCGATGGCGAAACTCTCGCTGATCTTATCCAGCCCGGGATCAGACTCTCCATGTCCTGTACGATTGAACTGTGCTGCGGTAAAGATGGGCAGGTTGTGTTCGACCGCCAGCCCGCGCAACTCTTCTGCGATAGACTTGTTGTAGGTATACGAGTTCACCGAGTTACCCATCTTGACCCGTGCGGAAGAACAGATGGACAGATAATCAATGAACAGAATGTCTGGCGTGAAGTTCTGTTTCCCCTTGAGTTCCTGTAGCAACGAACGGAAGTGCCCTGCGTGTGCGGCGCCTGTCGGGTACTCCTTGATAATCAACTTCCCCGTGGAAGTCGCCCGCAGCCCCTCAATCTTTCTGGTGTACTGACTGTGTGAGAGCGCCACAACATCGTCCATCGGCACATTCATCATGTTCGCATCGATACGTTCTGCAATGCGTTCTTCCGCCATCTCCAATGTGATGTAGAGAACATTCTTACTCATCCGCAAACACGCGGCCGCCATATGGACGAGAAACAAGGACTTACCCACATTCGTTCCGGCAAGTACGCAGTTCAATGTCTTTGTGGGAACACCACCCTTGGTCATGCCATTGAACACTTCAAGGTCAAATGGAATGCGCGACTCCGCACGATGGTAAAACTCATACCGCGTTTCGGCATCACCAAAGAAGTCGTGCCCCACATGCGTATCGAAACTAACTGTCAACGCATCCCGCAGCAAGTCTGGAATGCCGTGCGGTGTTTCGTTGGGGTCGTCAAGCATTGCAACACTCTTCCGCAAAGCTACATACAACGCCCGCTCTTGACAATACTTCTCGGCTTGTTCAAGCAGATAGTCATGTTGCGACGGCTCCATCGCATCCATCTGTTCGATTTCATTAAGCGTCTCGGATGTTGCCTTGACCTCGCGTTCCGACAGCGTGCGTATATCATCGAGCCCCAGACGCAACGCGGCGAATGACGGAACAGAGTGATACTTATTGTAGAACTCCCCAAAAAGCGCATAGATAGTCGCGCATGGTTGGGACTCGAAATATTCGTCTTTGAGATACGGGGCGATCTGTTCTGCCAACTCTGGTGTGGACATCACGTGCCGCAAAATTGTATGTTCCAACAACACAGCCATCAATGAATGCCTTTCGTCTCCGACTTCAAGAGCGAGTCAAAATTCGTGGTTGAGATAAAATGCAGCCACGCCAAAAGTATTTCGGAACAGTATGAATCAAATGCGGCGTCGGGGTCGAAGTCTTGCGGCCCTTCATGCACCGTCGTCTCGAATTGTGTCGGCACCATGCCGTTTTCCATTCGTTCTTTCATGACCGTGAACTTCTTGAAGGAGAACGTGACCCCCTTATACGGTCCACAAATAATTTGTAATCCAAGAATCGCATCCCCCTCCGTGACGGGAATTAAACGAGGCATAATGTCATTTAGAATATTATCTTTTCTACTCATCCTCAAGCTCCAGTTCATCGTCCGTAATCTGTCCGCCTGTTGAACCATACAGAAAATGGTCTTTGATGTAAATCTCCACCGCGTCGAGAATATCTTTCGTGAAATACTTCTCAGGATTTCGCACAATCGCTTTCTCAAAAACTTTTGTGCCGTCGGGGAACTCATACCGCGTCGAGACTTTTTTCACGCAGCCCTGGGCGATTGCCATGGCTAACAGCCCATAATAACGGTCGAGCCCACCATCGAAGAGAATGCGCGTTTCCACCGACGTCTCTTCTTTGGTCAGCCGCGACTTCATCATCCGCGCCTTGACGATGTTGCCGACGATTGATTTGTCAGCGGCGCGGTCTTTCTTCTTGGACAAGAACACGATGATGTCCGCCGCATACTTGGCACCCTGCCCTCCAGCCATCTCCTTCGTTGGAAAATATGAGCCGATGACGGAGTACACGTGATTGGTCACAATCAACGGCACCTTCGCCTTGGCCAGCTTCAAACGCAGCACACGGAACGCGGCCTTGATCAATGTCGCCTTGGACATGTCGCGCACATCCTTCTCGTTCGCCATGTCCTCCGTTTCCTTCTTTGATGGCAGCGCGGACAGACTATCCAAGACCATCAGCAGCGGAAACCGTTTCTCCTCCGGCAACTGCATGTACGCATCGAGCGTCTTGTAGGCGACATGTCGAAACTTCTCAATACTGTCGGGTTCTGACTTCGCGAGACGTGTGATATCAATTCCTCGTGTGGTCAGCATCTCATTGGTGACAGCACTCTCGGTGTCAAAATAAAATACATGCCCATCTTTGTTATCAGTCAAAAAACTCTTGACGATACCCAAGGCAAAGAACGTCTTGCCTGTTGCGGGGTCACCGGCGAAGATGACCGCTTTGTTGTTGGGAATGCCACCGTAGAGACTGCCCGATATCGCGGCGTTCAGAATGTAACTGCCCGTATCGATGTGGCCGGTGAACTCGGATGAGGATAACCCATCGCTAGCGACTGTTGTATCTGGGTCACCCAAGTCATGAATGAAGGTCTTAAAAAAACTTTTGGACATAGATATATTATACCATAGGAAGAGGGGACAAGCAATTAGTTCTTTGCGACGTGTCGGGTGCGACGTTTGCCGGACTTCGGGCGCTCGATGTCAAAGACCGTATCATCGAGATTACGATTCGCCAGCGTGTCCGTATCGGTGTCGGTAGGGAGAATCGGTTCGTCGGTCGTTTCGCATGCGTGTGCCGTGCCACTCTTGTAGGCATGTTGCACGGGCACACCAATACGCATACCCGACCCGATATCCTCGGCCGTAATGCTCACAACAGGACTTTCATGGTCCTTCGACACGCGTGGTGGTTCGACCTCTTCAGCGGGGAGTGTCTCGTCAACATCGGGCATATAGGGTATCG